GATGTGAACAGGGTGGTTGTCCCACAGGTGGACTTCCCGGATGAACCCTTGCATCAGGTCGGAGTTCTCGCGCCCCGCCTGCTTGGTGTCGACGTCGAGGCTTTCCACCATGAAATCGGTGCCGGGCAGGTCCAACATGCGGATGAAGTCCCGCCAGTCGGCGAACGGCGACGCCGGCGTACCGGGAAGGCCAGAACCGAGAAGGTCCATCGCCAACTGGACTCGGGCCGACTTCGACCGGGGCAGCGCCGACTCGGATTCCACATGCACGTCGAGGTGGTCGGTCAGGTCGGAGCCGGAGAACTGTGCGACCTCCAATGTGTTCGCCTCCGACCAGGTGCGTACCCGGCGTTCCTCGGTCCAGAACTGCTTGACCAGTTGCAGCACGTGCCACCCGGCCTCGCGGATGAACGACGCCAGCAGCTTCGCCGAGACTGCCATGCGGGTGTCGTCGGCCTCCTGCAAGGCGATGATCGCAGCGGCCGCCATACTCGACGACGGCGCCTTGCCGGACGACACGTCGGTCTGGCCCGCCCGGTCCCCCATCTCCAGGTCGGCGCGGTTCATGGCGGCCTCGTGCTGGGCGACCCACCCGGAGTCGGGCACCGTCCAGCGGGGCGGCTCGCCGACCGGGTTGTAGACCACGATGTCGGCCCGTGTCGTGATGTTCTTGGGGTTGATCGACCCGGCCGCGGCGGTGAGCTTCGGCACGATCGTGCGCCGCAGCGTCGCCTCGCGCGAGCGGGCGTCGTTGTAGTCGGTCTGCAACGGCACGAGGTCGGTGACCCACGTGCGGCCCGCCCGCTGTCCGATGCCTGGCAGCAGGTCCAACTGGATGAACGGCACCCGCCTGTGCTGATAGGGGAACGGGGTGCGGTCCAAGACGGTAGTGCCCGACCAGGTGACCACCATCCCGTCGGGGGCTGCACGACACGGCACCATCCACATCTGGTGGACGGCCAGCGTGTCGCCGCGGTCGTCGCGGGCGCCTGTCGTGGCGCTGGCCGTAGCGAGGGCCCGCACGTCGTCGGCCAGGGTGCGGACCGGGGCGCCACCGGCAGGCACCTTGCCGTACTTCTCCCAGGCTGCCTCTTTGGTCATCGACACGGTGCGGATCGCCCAGCGGGCTTCGGTCATCGTCTTGGCGTCCGGGTCGACAGCCAACTCGAAAGCCGGGACAACAGACAGCGCGATGTCGCCACGTGTCACGTCGTCGGCGCCGGCGATCGGGGTGCCAGCCTCGGCATCCCACGACACTTGCAGGTAGCTGTAGCCGAGCGGAACCGTCCAGAACAACAGGTCGAGGAGCAACGTCTGCCAGTCGGTGCGGTACAGCTCGTGCAGCAGGATGCGCGTGCCGACCCGGGCGGCCGCCACGTCGGAGTCGTCGTCGGTGACCGGGCGGCACTGCGGCTCGGGCAGAGACTTCAACATGCGGGCGATGAAATGTTCTACGATCCCGCCAATCTTGTTGGCTGTCACCCGCACCACGGCGTTCGGACTGCGCGGGTCCTGCTGCACGGCCCGGAACCGGTTGGCGCTGCCGTCCCACACGACCCACTGCTTGCCGAGCGTGTAGGCCAGGTTGAGTCGCATCTCGTTCTCAGCGATGCTCTTGCGCCCCGCGGCGAGCTTGCGGTCCAGCCAGGCCGTCAAGGCGCGCTCGTCGGACGGCGCCGTAAAGGCGTCCTGCTCAGCCATCAATGTCGGCCTGGGCGGCCATCAGCCCGGTAGGATCGTAAACCCATGCCCCATAGTCTACAGCCTCCGGTTCGGGGCCTACGATGGCGTGGTACTGCTCTAGCGACCTGGCCTCCAGACGGTCTAGCAGGCGTTCCACTCGGGCACGCTCCACGTCGAGCAGCGCCGAAAGTGTTCGCTGGGCCCGCACCGATGCGAACCATACGAACGCCACCATGACTGCACTCGCAGCTACTATAAACATTTGCATGTAGGGTCCGTCCTTTAGCCGCCGTTAGAAGTCGTCGGGTACGCCGGTGACCGGGTTGATCTGTAGCAGGGCACCTTCCCTGCGCTCTATCACTCTACGCCACATCGCCGCCTCGGAGCGGTCTGACACCCCGAAGAAGTCTGCGACCTCGGAGACCGGCTTCGGCGCTGTCGTGCGGGGCAGCTCCTCGGAGAAGGCGAACGCATAGCACAAGGCGTCGCCACGGTCCGGGCTGGACATGCCCCGCTTCTTCATCTCGGCTTTCGTCTCGACCCTGATCTCGCCGGCCGACGTGACCGTGTAGTGCAGGTCGGTGATCTGCGCACGTAGCTTCTCGTCGGAAACAGCCACGGCGATACGACCGTGCTCGAACCGGCGGCGCAACGCCCACCACCAGGCGGACCGGGCGTTGGTGAAGCGGTTGCCGACGCCTTTCGCCCCTCGGAAACCGATGATCTCGCCGCCGCCGGGCATGTAGCGTTGCAGCGCCTCGGCGTAGCCGATCACGCCGGCGCCCACCCCATCGGCGTCGTAAACGACGTAGTGCGGTTGGTGGTCCTCTACCGCCTTGCGGACGTGGGTCTCGAAGAACGTATCCATCCGCATCGACGGAAACGTACGGAGATCGACTAGGGCGTCACCATCTCTGACGGCGATGACACATTCATCGGAGCCGTAGGACGCCAGGTCGACGCCGAGTTGGCGTACCCCGCCAAGCGTTGCCCGGGGCACCACACAACGGTCGTACATATCGGCCGGAACGAGAAGGTCGTCACCGGTATCCCAGAACTCCGCCTCGACCGATGTCCGCCACTCGAAGGAGTTGCCGGAGAAGAAGGGGTGACAACCGTTTCGGCGGCACAGAAACGTCTGAAGCGGCGTGCTGATGCAATACACGTCACCGGCATAGTCAACAACATTCATCTGCTCTTTCCGAAGCCAGATGCGCCGAGCTTCGGCTAGGCGGTGTACGGCAAACTTCCCATCAACCTTCCTCCGCGCCGTTCCGGCCACCCCCCGCAACGCCAGCAACGTATGCAGGTCGTCTCTCAGCCCCTCCGACACGGTTGTATATACGTTGCCGCCACTACTCAGCGCGTGGCCGTCGCCGGCAGCATACGCGGCGAGAAAGATGTCCTGCAGCCTGCTCGTAGCCCCCATGATCCATTCGGGAACCCGTTTGTTGTACGATCCGACCCCGACATGTTCGTCCAACCACGCCACCAACGGGATACACCCGAACGAGAACTGGTGCCCCGAGTACGCCGTGCCCACACCCATCCGCTTCAACAGCAGCCGTATCTCCTCCGTCTCCGGCTTGCCAGGCATCTGCGAAATAACGACCTTCCGCTTCTTGCCATCCTTGAAGGACGTGTTGCCTTCCGAGACGTACCACCCCAAGAAGGCGGCGAAGTCGTCGGGGTGGAACTCCCAGCGGCGGTACGCGTGTCGCGTGCCAGGCCCCCCATGCTGGAACACCACAGAAGCCCTCTGTTCGCCGGCCCATACGACAGCCCGATCTAGGTATTCCTCGGCGCGGAAGTCTGCGACCCGCGTGAGTCCGCGCCCCACGAGCGGGAACCTGTGCCCCAGCGTTGTGAACAGGTCAACAGACCTGCCCGGCAGCCGCATCATCTGCCCAACATGGTGGTAATGATGGGTACGCGTGATAGGTGCCCATTCGGCAACACCGGCGGGCGTGCGCGTCATGCACTTGTCGTTGACGGTTACATCAGGGAGCTTCAACCACCCGCGCTGCGTCAGCATCTCCGTATCGGGGTCGAAACACTCGGGCCCCATCCCTTGGGCTTTCAGGTCCTCCAAGAAGTCGGGGGTGATCAGGTTGGCCCCGGGTGGGATCGGCTCGTCGGTGAACGTCGGCACGTCCCACGCCGTGATCTTGATGTTCTTGGTACGCCCAGACCGGGCCATGCGGGCCGCGTAGGTGTCGGGTGTCGTCGGGTTGAAGATCAGCAGCAACCGGGAGTCCGACGTGGCGAGCAGACGCGTGATCGCCAGTTGCACTTCGTCGCCGATAGCGGTCGCCTCGTCGCCGATGATCAGCTTGTGGCCCGAATGGTGGCCCTGCAAGCCCTCAGCGGTACTGGCCGACTGGCCGATGATGAAGTGGTTCGGCCCGTCCTCGTGGCGCAGGTCGCCGAGGATCAGGCGGCCCGGCGTTTCGAGACCACGCCGTTTCGCCCGGTCGAACGCGGTGCGCAGCTCGCCCCACAGGTTGTCGCGCAGATGCTCGAACTTGGATGACGTGGTGATCACCTTGCCGCCCTTGCACGGACCGCCGCAGGTGTCGCACGGCGTGCCAGGCGTGTACGCCTCGAAGAACATGAGCGCCAGGCGCGCCGCAAGCCACGAGTTGTGCGTCACCACAAGATTCTCCCCGACGAACAGCCCGTCGGGTGCGTCCACCGTGAAACAGACCGCCTCATCGTCGTCCACACGTTCGATCGACTGAACCGTGTACGCGTACGTCTTGTGGCGCCCGGCGTCGGCGGCCCGCCACTTGGATGCGTGGCGTTCCAGCCGGAACGGGCAGAACGGTGCAACGATCGTCACCCGGTACGACTCGCGGCCCTGCTTCTTCACCCCGTTATGCGTGTACGACGTGACACGAGGAACAAGGCGCGCCCGACCGCCAAGGGACCGCACCAAGAACTGCACCTGTTCGGCCAGTTTCCGGCTTGTCGATGTGAACGACGGGCCGCCGTCGAAGCCGCCGTCGGTGTCCATCAGCCCTTGCAGGACAGCTAGCCGTGTCTCCGGCGACCCCCACAGATACGCCTCCGGCACCGCCTTCTCCCACGAACGGGCGCCCAACATGCCGAGCGCCGCCAACTCCGGCTTGATGCCGTGTATCCCGTGCCCGTACTTGCCGTAGGCCGCTGTCGTGTACCCGGCAGCGTGGACAGCGGCAACAATCTCCGGGTCGTTCGTAGTCAACACGGGGATGCTTCCGGTGAGCCCGCCGTCGCCCAGCAGCACACCAACAAGGTACGGATCGACGGTAGGTGGCGTAGTGCCGGCGAACCGGACTGGTTCCACCATCGGCAGGCTTACACGCAGTTTAGGGTTCGGCTTCACCCCGAGCCCGCCGTACCGTGCGATAAGCCAGTCGGTGTCCACCACCATCCGGCGCTTCTGGTAGCGCGGCTTCCCCCCCGTCGAGACGAAAGCATCGACGGCCCACAGATGCGGGCCGCCACAGTCGAACGTGGTGCCGCTGTCAAGGTGCAGCCGGTAGATCGGCTGGCGGCCCTGCGGATGAACCGCCACTACCCGTGTCGGCAACCCGTCCGCCCCCACCACAAGGTCGCCGGGGGTGATGCTGTCGGCCCTAACCCACCCTGTCGGCGTGAGCACATCAGACGACGCCCTGACGAGGCTGACGGAACTGTCACTTTCGCCCGATACTGGCTCATCTCGCGGGCAATCTCTCGCTGCTTCGACCATAGTTTCTCGCCGGTCAGAATCTCGGCGGCGGCGCCCAGGTCTACATGACCGAGCATCCGCAGCCGTTCGCGGGCCGAAACGGAGCGCATCTCGACGGTCATAGCGTCTCGACCACCAGCAGCCCGATAGACGATGATGTGTTCATGTTGAACTTGTTGCCGCTGTTCACTTTCGCCCGCATCTGCAGCGTGTGGGTCCCCACGCCCAGCCCGGTTAGCAGCGCCGCCCCAGCGAACCCGGTATGACTGACCGTCCGGTCGACGTTGCGGGTTGTCAACTGGTAGTCGGTCACGCCGGTCTTGATAGCAAACCCGACGTTGCCGGTAGCGTTCGTGTACCCGTACCCGAAGAACACCACCGCCAGGTTGGTGCCAGTACCCTGCTGCTTGGTGAACGAAAAGCTAGGCCCGAAATCGGCCCACGTGGTAGACGTGGTGCTGACCGTAGACGCCGGTGACCAGTTGAGGGCACGCAGCGACATGGCAGGAGGGCCGGTAGCCGACCTGAGTGCGTCGCCGACCGGCATCTCGACGACCAGCAGATTCGCCGGGTCGGTGTCGATGTACGCCGTCTTGCCCGCCGGGCCGTTGTAGTAGAACGTGGTGGTGACCGTCCGCGACCCGGCCAGGATGCCGGTGATGACCCGCAACGTCGAACTTGCGTGCCGAATGTTGGTGTCGTCCAACCTTCTGGCGAACGGCGTGTCTTTCTCCACCCCGTCGACGAGCACCTTCCGCACCACCTGCCCGGGCGGGCCGTTCGTGTAGAGGGAGCTTGACTCGAACACGAGAAGCTTCGACTCGTCGGCCTGCTTGTCGACGGTGGCGCTCAACGTGGTGGCGACATCACTGCCGCCGGTGGTCGACGACACGGACGGGATGCGCGTGTCGAGCACGGCCTTCGGGACGGCGCGCGCTGTAGGGAACCGTCCGACAGTCATGTCAACGCCCCTCCCACGCCAGCAACGTGAGGCTAGCCAGGTCGTTCATCCCGAGCCACGGCGCCCCGCCCGGGTTCTTCACGTACAACTGCACGTCGTACACCCCGGCATCCAACCCGGTGATCTCGGCGAAGCCGCCCATCTGCTTGTTGTTGTCGGTCTCGTTGGCGCGGCGACGCCCAATCTCGTAGAGGGTGCCGTTGATAGACGCGTACGCGTAGAACGTGAGAGCCCCGCCGGTGACGAACGCGTCGTTGAGGCATCCGACTATCAGTGGCGTGTCGTCTGACATCTTGGCGATTTCGACGCCGACGCCGGTGGCGGCGGTCCACGCACCGAAGGCGCCTGGAATCTTGATCTCGCCGACCGGCAACATCAGGCGTCGCAGACTGCCGGCAGTCGGACCGGGGGCGGCAGTCCGCTGGACACTCACGTGCGTTCCTGGCCGTACGCACCGAACGCCACGTTGGCTAGCGTCGACCGGCAGCGCAGCACGTCGGTAGCGCCCATCGTGATCCCGAGCGTGAACGTCACCGTCTCGTTCGGCGCGATCGGCATGTCGTACACGAAGTAGTGCTGCGTCGCGGTTACCGCCCCTGTCGGGGCGACTAGCAGCCGAACCTGAGCGATAGCCGTCCCGGTGTTGCAGACGGTGACCGTGCTCACGGTGGCCTGCGTGGCAGACGGGACCGTGTAAAGGTCGGTGACCGTGTTGGCGACCGGGTTCGCCTGGCCGAGAACTTTCAGCGCGGTAGCCATCCCTTATCCTCCCATAAGAAGCCACGGCAGGTCGTCGTCCCCGCCGCCGCCGCCACCTGTTGACGCCCAGCTTGCGTCGAAGTCGGCGGCGCTGTTCTTGGCGAGGACCTGTCCTGTGCTGCCGCCGGTAGGCATTCCCGAACTGTTCCAGCCGACATCGAAGTCTGTGGCGCTGTTCTTGGCGAGGACCTGCCCGATGGTGCCACCGACCGGTACGCCGGCGCCGCTGGACGTCGGGAACAGGCTGTTGCCAGCCCCGACGTCGGTGACCGTGAAACCGCTGTTCTGGCCGTACAGCACGTTGTTGTTGCCCGAACAGTAGACGCCTACCGTGCCGGTCGTAGTGCCGGTCGTACGGCCCGACTTGAGGTTGACGAAGCCGGCGTTCCGGTCTTTGCTGATCGTCAACAGGGTCAGGCCGTTGGTGGTCTCCGGGTCGAGGCTGACGTCGAGCAGGAAGAAGCTGGCGGCCAGGTTGATCGTACGGTAGGCGCCGGTGATATGCCCGCCCCACAGCCAACGGCCCCAAATAGCGCTGACGTCGGTGACCACGATGTCGGTGCGTGGTAGAACGTTGTCCTCCAAGATCAGGTCTGCACGTCGGTTAGGCCCGATGTTGCCGGAGTGCTTGACGGTGATCGACGCCAACCCTTTCTCGTCGTCCTGGTACCGGCAGCCGCGCATGGCGAGGGAAGCGCCGGTGAACGTCGCCGTGCCGGTGTCCTGGTCGAAGATGCAGTTGCGGAACTCGACCGACGACGTGCCCGGGTACTGCGAAACCCATTCGGCGTTCGACGCCAACGTCAACGTGCAGGATTCGAACATCTGCATCGTGGGCGACTGGTCTAGGCGGCTAGAGCCTACGCCCTGCTGTCCGACGCTGTAGAACGACGTGCGGTCCGCGTACAGCCACGGGAAGTTGTTCCCGTTGGTGGCAAGATTCGACACGTCGCAGTCGGCGAACAGGAACAGGCGGTTGTTGTTGGTCGCCAGTCCCGCCGGCTCAGCGTGCAGGTAGGTTGTGGTGATGCTGCACGTGCTGGCGTAGTAGTGGACGGTGGACGCCACCGTGCTCACGCAGTAGCCGCCGGCATGTGTCACGTCGAACCCGTGCATCGTGAACGTCTGCACGTCGGAGAGGACGGTGTTCGACGTGGTGAACGCCTGAATCTTCCAACCGATCTGCGGCGGCTTGGACGCCTTCGTGCCCGACGTGCGCCAGCCGCGGCGGGCGGTGAAGGCGGTGGCGGCCCACAGCACGATGTTGGTGCGTTTCGCCAGGATGATGTCGCCGCCGGCCGTGTCGTCGTAGAAGGCTGTGAGGGTGGGCGGCTTGACGTAGATGAACGCCTTGCCGTCGTCGGGTACCGCCTCGACCGCCGCCCGGGGGGTGAGGTAGTCGCCGGTGCCGTCGTCGGCGACTGTCGTGAACGTGGCTACACCACCGCCGACTGCCGCTTTGATGCTGGCGAAGTTGCGGTACAGCTCGACCCGGGCCCGTTCAGAGCCGAGCCCCTGTACGAACGGGTGCGGGATCAGCACCGAACCGGCAGCCATGCCGGCAAGTCTATCGCGCCCGCCATACGTGGTCGGCTAGAAACCTGGCTGCGTCGGCTGCGTTGGACTTGGCGGGTAGCTTCGCTATGGCAGCGAGCAAGGCGTCGTAGAGCTGCTGCGGGGTGAACGTGCTGGGTGCCGTGGCGGTGTCGGGTGTCATGCCTGCTCCTTCTGTGGGGTGTCCAGGCTACCACGGCGCTTCGGCTTGGGGGGCGTGTAGGGCGGCACAGGGCTGATGTCGCCGATCGTCTCTGTGGCGACGTCGTAGCGCCAGTTCACCTTGGCGCGCCGACCGCGCTCGGCGACCTTGTGGCCGAGCGCGTACTGCCCGATGGCGAGAGCCCGCTTGCCGTGCGGTGCCCTGACCACCATGTGCGTGTCGTCGTCGAAGATGATGCGCGTGTGGAACCTGGCTTCGGTGCCGAGGACGGCGGCGACCACTTCCCGGTCGGACGGCACGGTGCCACGGGCGAGACGCCGGTACGGCCGACCGACCCGGATGGCGTCGTGGTCGAGCCACAGTTGGCGGACCCGGGAGCGCACAGCGTAGAGCATCTTGTGCCCGGTGCTGCCCGGCGACAGGACCCGCCCGTTGGGGGGCAAGGCTGCGATCTGGTCGTGGAAGTTGTAGGCGTCGGCCAGCAGCTCGGCGATCGTCGGCGGCCGCCTGTACGTGACAGGGCGAGGTCTCGTAGGCATGGCATGATCCTTCATGTTCGCTGGTATGGCATCGACGAGCGTAGCACAGTCTATATCCCAACATGTATGTGCAGACTCGTTTCGTGGGTTGGGGTGCCCTTGTAGCACAAGGGATAGCGCGGCGTAGAAGCATACGTAAGGAGAACCTCCAAGGTAAAGAGGGCGTGTACTAGACGCACGCCCCGTCTGACCGTCCTGGCGGGGCAGTGAGACTGCCCCCGCCGCAGTGTGCGTGCGGGGTGCGGAAGTTTCGCGTACTGACACCACAGGGGGTGGGGGTGGAGGGGCCGCTCGTGTGCGCCCACGTGTCTGACGGGAATCTTTCGTTGGGGGCTCTACCACGCGCGGAGCATCGGTGCAGCTTGCATAACCCCCACCTTGCCTAGTTTCCGCGAGGTAACGCGCAAAATCTGCTCACAAAGCAGTCAGAGTCGACAGTGATGTGACAGCTTGCGGGGTGGTAGTGTTGTCGCGCATGGCGAAACGGCAGTGGGAGGCGGCTGTGGTGGCCTGGGCGGCGTTGGGTTGCGCGGCAGGGGTGGTAGACGTGTGGCTTGTGCGCACGGGCCGGGCGTCGCTGACCGCGGCGGCCCGCCGGACACGGGGGGTGGCGGTCGGGGCGTGCGTGGTGCTCGCGTTGCATTTCGCGGATGTGCTCGGCGGATGGGACCCGTTCCGC